ACCTTATCAACCTTACACCTTAGGCTACACAAAGCACGAATTAAGAACAATTGATCCAACTTTTGAACCTTTATCAACCAGTAGATCCCAGAAATATTTCTTTTTGGTTGGCTGGTTTGCTAGTTTTACCCCCCTATAGAGAGGATTGCAAGTAAGGTAGGTTTGGTATTAGCAGTCCTTGCAAAGTAACCGTAAACGACTATCGCTAGGTATAAATAGTAATAATTTAATACTCTATATATAACAATCAAGATTTAAAAAAATACCTGTAAACGACTAATATTGTTAGACTTANAGAGATTTANTAGGTTCTGATTTTTGTCGTGTTTCTACTAGATTGCAAATCCAAGATAATTAGGGTTTTTATTAGTATTTGTGGAATAAATATTGTTAAATTGGGTGTATGCCGAGATATGATTATAGATGTTTGGAATGCGAAGAAATATTTGAAGTAGAACACAGTATAAACGCACCAGCTTTAGAAGAATGCTTATGCGAGGGAGAGAAATTCCTGGTAGAAAGACTACCTTCTAAGCCAATGGTTGTCATAAATACTAAAAATACTATGACAGATCGCAAGTTATACGACGAATTAGATATCGATAAGTAAAAATGTTCGACTATTGCTCGTTAGTCCAAAAAAAATGTCCTTTCGCTGCTAAGCGAGGAGATTTAACTTATTGTGGGTTACACAAAGGATACACGTTAGCAGAAAATCGAGTAGATTATCTTGGTAAATGTCCTAAAGAAAAATTAAAAAAAAAGAGGAGATAGTTATGCCTTATCACAAAGGAAGAAAGAAAAAGAAAAAGGGTAAAAAGAAATAATGCCTAAGCATAAAAAAACTCGCAGGAAAGCACCAAGAGGGTATCATTATATGCCAAATGGTAGATTAATGAAAGACTCAGCCCATAAAAAGAAAAAAAGAAAAAAGAAATGAATGTGACTACCAGCACAGCCAGAAACTTTATACCAAAACGCTTGTTTGGACAACGCAAGAAGTCTATTAAGCAAAAGCTGAAGGGTAGCCCTTTAAAGAAAAGTATTATATTAAAATACGCTAAATGAAAGATAAAAGTATTTATAAAAAACCCAACGGAGCAGGGAAAGGCGATGTGCCACGACCTTTTAGTATTTCCAGGAAAGAATATGAAAAGCGTTGGGAAGAGATATTTAGACCTAAGAAAAAGAAATGAGAAAATCATTATTTAACGATCGTGCCAGGAAGTCAAATGGTGCCAAAAAAACTCGACAAGGTAATAGCCACAATACAAAGCGAGGAACAAAGCTATCTAAAAAATACTATAAGAAAAAATATAGAGGACAAGGAAGATGAGTAATATAGAGCTAAAGAAAGCCAATCAAATGGCTGCTATTGAATTATTGATTAATAATCCAGAGCTAAATAAAACCGAACTCGCTAACGAGTTGAATATGACACCTCAAACAATCCACAACTGGTTTTCAGATGATAGGTTTGTAGAAATGTATTATAAGAAGTATATGATTTCTTTTAATGCAAAGCTACCTATGGTATTAAATAGTATGGTTCGAGAAGCTGTGGAAGGAAATGTCCAGGCAGGGCGTCTAGTATTAGAGCATTCTGGTAAGCTGGTTAAAAATATCAATGTAACAGTGGATAGTCCATTCGAGAAGTTTTTGAAAGCAACTGAAATAGACGCTACTGAAGTTATAGATGTAGAAAGCGAAGAAGTCCAACAAGCTATAGAAGTGCTTCCAAAAAGAAATCCCATAAACGACAAACCTCTAAAAAGAAAGCAAGATGAAAAGAAGGCAGTAGCTAATATAAAAAAAGGAAAGAAACCTTATAGGCAAAAACGTAGAGAGGATAGAGCTAATAGATATGCGTTATTGCAACGAGCTAAGAAAGTAGGGTTAGATCCATTACCAGCTAAACGTCCTACAAATAGTGAAAGAAGAAAGTGGTTGGAAGAATTAATTGCTAGGGAAGAATCTATGAAATCCCAAACTCGTCAGGCATAATATCGTATTTTTCAAACATCTCAGACATTTCTAACGAAGTCGTCATAAAATCCCCAATATCAATATAGCTTTTTTCTATATTTTCTGGAGGAGCAACTTTTTGACAGATAAAACCCAATAGTTCGTTATTAGCTTTAGAAATTTCACGCAATTCCTTCATCATTTTAAATATTTCTTTTATTAGGTTTTCCATTATTTTGCAGTAATTTTTTTACCTATCTTACGAAGACTTGTTCTCATTTGCGATGTAAATTTTTTTAAAAATTTTTTATCTATACCCAAAGACTTAATTTTAGGTAACACTAAATCTCTTGCTTCTGCATTAGAGGAAAAAAACCATTTACGTTGAACATTGTTTTTGTATTCTCCAGTTCGCCCTATGTGATAATGTGCATATTTAACATTAGAACCTACCTTAGCAGATAATTTAGACATATTTGTTTTTACTGCAGTTTTTTTATTCATAGATTTTTTTAAGTTGCCTTTAGCTATCATAAAGTCGGTAGCCATACCAGATTCTTTTTTAATCCTTAGCCACCTAGACTTTGGAGTGTAATCAATAAATTTATTCCCTTGTATATCTTGTTGTTTCTTAAATGTGTCGGCAGATTGCTTTCTCGCTTCTTCTGCTAATGGTACCAATACTTCCTTTACCATTAGTTTAGACAGTGCCTTTTTTTTTATTTTATTGAAATCGAAATTAATCTTGTTCTGCATTGATATCATCTTCAACTACCTCAACTTTTTCTACTGGCTCTATTGGCAATGATGTGCCATTGACACCTTTATTTTCTTCTATGATTCTTTGTGCTTCATCAACACTTAAATCTTTGTTTTCATCTGCCATTATTTTTGCTTCAGTAGTTAAGTTATGCTTTAGCTTATACTCGCTTAACATAATCTTGTCTTGAGTAGTCATCGGATATTCAACTTCAGAGAAGTCAACTTTAAATCGTTTAGGATCTGGTAACCCTAAGCTATTGATTTGGGATAAAGCATATTCTACTTTATAAAAATCTTGTTCATACTGACGATATAGTTCTTTGTCGTCCATAAAATCTTCGTGGCGTTCTAAGTCTTTAATCATGAGCGATATACCACTAGGTACTTCTCCACCAGATTGTGCGAAAGTAACAAATAGATGATTATTTAACGCCACTAATTCTATTTGCCATTTAATGTTTTCTATAACATCTCTTACATTTCCTTGTGGAGCAACAATATTATAATTACTACCCTCTGGCAAAGTTAAAATTTCATCTGATCCAGCTCTAACATTAGAATTATCAGATATAAGTCCAGTTACTACTGGCTGTCCAAACATTTGGAAACGTAGTCCTAGTTGCATTTCAGTCATTGTAATATTAATATGCTCGTTTGCAGATACTAAATCTGTAGCACCTTCAACAAAGAAAGAATCTAATTGTTCTTCTCTGTGAGTAAATACAAAAGGCAATACACCTAAATTGTGTTCTATTTCATCAAACACATCTCCATTGTCATCAAACTTTATACATCTTTCTGAATCCCAGTAAGCATATTTTAATTCTGTTGTATCTGCTAAGTCTGCGTGTCCGTGCATCATTGGATAAACAATAGCTTCTGGTTTATAAGGGTTGTCGCCAAAGTATGGCTCAAAATAATAGATAGGACGATAATCAAATTTTTGTTCTTCTTCATCGAACATTACATAAGTAGCACACGTACCAATAAGTCTAGTCATACGTTCCATTTGTTTCATACGAGCATTCTTCTTTTCAGTCATCTCGTCATATTTCTTGGTTACATTTCTTTTAGCACCAATCGTATATATCTTGGACATACGATTTACAAATTTTTTCACGATATTCGTATTGTAGTGAGGAATTTCTTGGAATGCGTCAGACTTAAAATAATCTTCTATGTATTGATGTGTTAGTGAACCAGAGTAATAATCTAATGACTTTCTAACTTCTTCCCTTCTCGCTTTTGCTTGTTCTTCTTTAAAGTGCGTTAATGAATCCTGTATAATCTCTTGTGGTGTAAAAATCATTTGTTTTCCTATTATCGTGATATTCTTCCAATGAAGTTACTTCTAATTGGAAATCTATTCAATATAAAATATCTGAACGCATCGCAGCCGTGTTCATTGTATCCATCTTTGATAGGATTCTCTGAAATTGCTTTACCTTCTACTGCTTCTGGGAATCGATAGTTCTCAAAATCTTCTGCAATACCAACGCATCTATTATCTACTTTTATTCTTCTTAATCCATCTGCGTTTTCAAAGAAACCACGACAATAACTTATACCCCCCTGTATATTACGAGATAGTTTGTCCATACGATACTCTACGTAGATTCCGTGCTTTCTAAAAATATGAATATCTCCCATACCAGATTGTCCTTGAACAAATGTACCAGCAGGATCACCATAATAAGTAATCACAGGATAATTCTTTTTCTTAATCATTTCTGCTAATTTATCAGTAGGTATATTTCTTTCGTGAATTATTTCATCAATAATATTAATATGTTGATTACCATTTTCTGTGAATGTTTGGAACCATAATACTGATGGCATTCTAAATCCAAAGTCCATAGAACAATAGGTTGGTAAGTCTGGATTATATGGAACATCTCCCATATCTTTTTGTCTGTCGAATGGATATACTCGTCCTTCCATTGAAGTGAACTTCGCAGCAAACTCTTGGTCAAATAACTCTTTAGACATATTACGCTTACGTTCTAATAAAAACTTGTCATTCTCTCCTTCTGGAAATGCGTGTTCGTTTTCCCAACTTGGAGATTGCACACTACACCATTGCTCATCACTTTGACCTAATAAGAATAAATCATATATCCAATTAAACCCTTCTGGAGTAGTAATAAATATAGCTTTACCTTTTCTGTCAATTAGTGTAGGAGATAAATACATATCCCAAATCTTTCTAGGCATCTTAGCAGCTTCATCAATAATTAATAAATCAACACCCTCTCCAACTAATGAATCAGGATTTTCACAAGACATACCTTCTACTGTTGTTCCCCATTTGAATTTTATATACTGCTCTTTTTCTGATGCTCTATCAATATCGTTCCCTTTACCAGCTACCATATCTTTCCAAATCTCACGAAACATTAATCGTGATTTTTTGTAGGATAAGCCAACTAGCCATATTTTTTTATTAGGCTGTGCAGCGTAAAATTCTGCTTCTCGATACGCAGCAGTAGTTTTTCCATATCTTCTACCACATATATTTACGAAGTAAGATGCAGTATGCTTCTCAGGGAAATGCAACTTTCGCTGTCCTGCGTGTGGCACATAATTCATATAATCGAACCATTGCTGCTTGAAATCAAACTCTTTTATTTTTTTTGACATTTGAATTGTTCTTAATTTAATTCATAATTAACTTAAAGCCATATAATAATCCACTAAAGGAGTTAAAATGTCTGAAGAAATGCAGAATACAGCTATAGAGGAAGCTGTAAAAGAACCTCAAGTCAATAAAGACGAAAAAAAGTTAGATCAAGCTGTTCCATACTCTAGGTTTAACGAAGTTGTGAAAGAACGCAATGAGTTAAAATCTAAAATGGAAAATATAAATCTCGAACAGGAAGAACAGCGTAAAAATAGTTTAGCAGAGCAAGGGGAATATAAAACCCTACTTTCTGAAGAACAGAACAAGAATGCAGAGTTGTCGAAGCAATTCGAAGAAATATCAACTGCGTTCAATGGATATGTTTCAGAAGAAAGAAACGCACTACTAAGCCAAATTCCTGAAGGTAAGCGAGAGAAATTTGAGAAGGTAGAGGATTTAACTATTCTTCGAACAATTAGTGAAGAGTTTAACCAGAAAGCTGGAGTTAATGTTGGCAGCGTAGAAAACCAAGTCAATGTTCAAAAGTTTAAAGGAAACCCTTTTGGGAAAATGGATTCTCCTAATGATAGAAGAAAAAGTCATAATGACGTGTTAAGCCACTATCTTAAGAAAAAAAGATAAACTTTAAATTTCCTTAGGAGGAAAATAAAATGGCTAATGTAACAACAACAACAGCTGCTAATTTCATTCCAGAAATGTGGAGAGATGCTATTCTTGATTATGCTGAAAGAAAATTTCAGTTAAAAAATCAAGTGTCAGACTTCTCATCTATGTTATCTGGTGGTGGCGACATTCTTAATATCCCTAAAGTAGCAGAAGAAACTGCTGCTGCTAAATCTGCTGATACAGCAGTAACTTACTCTGCAAACACAGATGGAGTAATCCAACTTGCAGTCGATCAACATCAATACGAAGCGAAAAGAATCGAGGACATCGTAAGAGTTCAAGAATCTGCAGACCTCTTCAACGCCTACGCCCGCAGTATGGGCTACGCTTTAGCGAAGAAAGTAGAAAACTACCTTGCTGTAGATATTCTACAATCAGCTACAGGTAACGATGTAACTCTAGCTGCTGATAACACATTCACAACTGCATTATTAAGAGAAGGTATGCAAAAACTTCTTGATGCAGGATTTGACTATACAGATGGCGACCACAATTTATATTGTAGTCCTGCTGCTTATATGTCTTTACTTTCTTTAGGCGACTTCACAGAAGCTCAAAAGAGAGGTGATGGAGAAAACCCTAACGTAGGTGGAAGCATCATTCAAGCTTATGGCTTAAATGTATACCCATCAACTGACTGGGACGATGATGGTGGTACAGGCGACGAAACTGCTTCTATTTTTAATAGTAGTTCAGTTTACTTTGCTCAACAAGTAGCACCAAGAGTACAAAGCTCATACGACATTGATCATCTAGCAACTTCAGTAGTTGCAGACGTTCTTTTCGGAGCTGCTCTATCTCACGCTGCTAATTCAACAGCAATGGGAATCGTAAACTTCGTTAATCCGTAGTAGTTAATTAGGGGGGTTGCAATACACCCCCCTTAACTTAAAAAGGGACATATATGGCTAATTATACTTCAACTCACACAGGAGCAGTTATTGATGCATCAGTTACTAAAGTTAGTGCTAGTGGAGTTACACAAGCAGACTTTACAAAACTGAACGCAGTTACTTCTTCTGCTACAGAATTAAATCTATTAGATGGCGTTACATCTACAACTGCTGAAATTAATATCTTAGATGGTGTTACATCTACTGCAGCAGAGATTAATATCTTAGATGGTGCGACTCTAAGTGTAACCGAATTAAATTATTTAGATGGTGCTGATTCAAGTATCACAACTTTAAGTTTACCTGATAACACAACAATTACAGCTTTTGGTGCATCTTTAATTGATGACGCAAACGCTTCTACTGCCAGATCTACTTTAAATGTAGATGTAGCAGGAACAGACAATTCTACCAATGTTACATTGGTTACAACTTCATATGATTATTTATCCTTATCAGGACAAGCAATAACTTTAGGGCAGATTGATATATCTGACGATACTAACTTAGTGGGTGGAGATGGACTTGCATTAACTGGAGATACATTATCAGTCAATGTAGACGATTCATCTATTGAGATTAATTCTGATACACTAAGAGTAAAAGCATTAGGCATAACCAATGCTATGTTAGGTGGTTCTATTGCAAACGCAAAATTATCCAATAGCTCTGTAAGTTATGGAGGTATTAGTCTTTCTTTGGGAGGTAGCGATGCTACACCAGCATTTGATTTATCCGATGCAACAAGTTTACCAATCATAGCAGGTACTACTGGCACATTGACTGTAGCTAGAGGTGGTACTGGAGCTACAACTGCAAGTGGAGCAAGAACAAACTTAAATGTTGATGTTGCAGGTACAGATAATAGTACCGATGTAACCCTTGTAACTACTTCACACGATTATCTTTCTATAAGTGGGCAAGCAGTAACACTTGGACAAGTAGATATTAGCGATGACACAAATTTAGTTGGTGGAACTGGTATTACACTTACTGGTGACACTTTATCAACCACAGATAGTGAGATTGTTCACGATAACTTATCAGGATTTGTAAGCAATGAACACATTGACCATAGTTCTGTTTCTATAACAGCAGGTACTGGACTTTCTGGTGGTGGTGACATTACAAGCACAAGAACATTAACAACTGATGATTCTGCTATTGTTCACGATGATTTAAGTGGATTTGTTGCTAACGAGCATATAGATCATTCGGGCGTATCTATTACTGCAGGTGCAGGTTTAACTGGTGGTGGCGATATTACTGCGACAAGAGATATTGCAGTAGGAGCAGGAACTGGTGTAACGGTGAATGCAGATGATATTGCTATTGGACAAGATGTTGCAACAAGTGCAGATGTAGAGTTCAACTCTGTAACTGCTGACATTATTGGAGATATACGAGGTGCTACAAAATTTCAAGCTAAAGCAGATGTTGCCTTAAACATAGGTGACGCAGTGTATATTTCAGGAATTAGTGGAAACACACCTACTGTTGCTATAGCAGATTCTAATGATGCTGCAAAAATGCCTTCATTTGGATTGGCAGGTAGTTCAGTAAGCATAAATGGTTCTGTAGAGATTTTTACTTTTGGTACATTGCCAGGATTAAATACTTCATCATTTAGTGCTGGAGATATTCTCTATGTTAGCACTAATGGAACTTCAGGTAATACTTTAACTGCAACTGCACCAACTGGAGAATCTTCTTTATTACAAAATATTGGTACAGTGCAACGCAGTCACGCTTCTGCTGGAAGTATTAAAGTTGGTGGTGCAGGTAGAACAAACGCTACACCAAACTTAGACGATGGAGATATATTTATTGGAAATGGCAGTAACCAAGCAGTAAGTGCTGCCTTGAATACAAAGATTCAAGATTATTTAAATACTGGAGTAAACTTACCAAGTCCTACTTTTAGTGGGGATATAGATTTTAGTGATGCTTCAACACCAACATTAAATATAACAGATACTACAAACACCATTACTACAAGAGTAGCATCAAGCGATTCTAATGGAACTGTAGGAACAGTAACAGACCACAATCTTAATATTGTAAGAAATAGTGTAGGGCATTTTCAATTATATGGGAATTACACAATGCACAATCAAGGTGGTAATGATTTAGATTTTAGAGCAAAAGATAGTAGTGATAATGTAGTATTTAAAGTAAACGCTGGAACATCAACAACAGAAATTGGAACATTAAGTGTTACTGGAAATTCTGTTCTTGCAGGAGATTTGCAAGTAAATGGAACTACAACTACAGTCAATCAAACCAATTTAGATGTATCAGATAATATTATAGGATTAAATCGTGGAGCAAGTTCTAATGCTAACGATTCAGGATTAATTATAGAACGAGGTAGTACAGGAGATAATGTATTTATTGGCTGGGACGAAAGTTTAGATAGGATAAGATTTGCTACTACTGCAGCAGATGCTTCTTCGACTGGAGATTTATCTTTAACAAATGCCAATATTCACGCTGGTAGATTATATGCAGATGTAACTGGAGATGTTACTGGTAATGCAGATACTGCAACTACTTTAGCAACTGCAAGAAACTTTAGCTTGACTGGAGATGTAACTGCTGGAGCAGTATCATTCGATGGATCAGGCAATGTTGCATTATCTACAACTATCGCTGCAAACTCTGTCGCACTTGGAACAGACACTACTGGTAACTATATGTCTGACTTAACCGAAGGTACTGGTATTGATATTTCTCATACCCCTGCCGAAGGTTCTAATGGAACAATTACACTTGACTTAACTGAAGTAGGTTTTGGTGGAGGTGCAAACAGACTGATTACTGATGATGGTGATGGTACTGTTTCTACTGAAGCTAATCTTACTTTTGATGGAACAGATTTAGCAATAGCATCAGGTGGTAAAATTCAAGTAGATAAAGTAGAAGGACAATCAAATAATACAAATGCTTTATTTTTAGATGATGACCAAACTTTAGCATCTAATATGGTTTCATTACAATCCGTAAATCATATAAATATAATGACTGATGGAAACAATAATGGTACTGGAGATTTTAGAGTTTATAATGGAAGCTATGATACTGATACAGCAGATTTAGCATTTAGAATTACAAGTACAAGTATAGGTGTTTTTTCTAATGATGTTTATATACCTGCTACCAAAAAACTTTACTTAGATGGTGGTGTAGATACTTACATCTTTGAAGAAAGTGCAGATAATGTTATTCACTATGTAGGTGGACAAAACAAACTAAGATTTAATAGCACTGGTGCAATCTTTAATGATGCAGGATTAGCATTAGATTTTAGAGTAGAAGGAGATACTGACCCTAATCTATTCTTTGTAGATGGTAGTACAGATAGAGTCGGTATAGGAACTGCATCACCAAGCAAAAAACTACACATCAAAGATTCTACAAATGAAATAGTGTTTATTGAAAGTTCAGATGCTAATGCAGATATTGTTGGTGCAGATACTGGTGGTAGTACAAGATTTAGAAGTCAAAGTGGAAGTTTAGATTTTTATACTGGTGGAAGTGCAAGTAATGCAAATGCAAGTGGTTCTTCATTTGCAATGAGAATTGATAGTTCTCAAAATGTCGGTATAGGAACTGGATCACCACTAGGTGTATTAAATGTTATAGTTCCAACATTTTCAAGTAGAGATACCGATGCACAACAAGTTATAATTGCAAATTCAGGAGATGCTGGTAAAGGATTAAGAATCGGCTATGATAATAGTGGGCATAAAGCATATATGAATGTATTAGATCCTGGTGTTGCTTGGGGAGATTTAATTCTCCAAGATGGTTCAGGAAAAATTGGTATAGGAACTGCATCACCTGCAAGTAAGCTACACATTAGAAACGATTCAGCAGCAGACCAATTAAGATTAGGTAGAGTAGATGATGATTCTTACTTATCTGTTGGTGCAGGTGCAAATTATGCAGTTTACAATATGGTTACTGGTGGAACAATAGCACATCAATTCCAAGAAGATGGCGATGCAAAGATGACAATACAAACTAATGGTAATGTCGGTATGGGAACTGCATCACCAAGTAGTCCATTGCACATATCAAAAGAAACATCAACAAGTGCAAGTTCTACTGGAACAACATTACTTACATTAACCAATGATGTAGGTGCTGACTTAAACCAACAGAAAACATTTGTAGACTTTACTTTACTTGATGACAATGCAAATGAAACACCACAAGTAAGAATTGGTGCTGAAGTAGGACATAATGGAGATGCCAACACTCAAGAAAAAGAGGGTAGTGGTGCATTTGTAGTTTATACTAATAATGCAGATACAACAAGTGGAGATGCAGGTGCATCTTTAGCAGAAAGAATG